TGCCTACAGGAAAGTTTGTATTTGCAAGCTGTTCTGCACCAACGTCTACTCGCGGTTATGTTGCTGGTAACAGTTCACGTTCAACCAATTTAGGTGGGTTAATAAATCCAGTAACGGCATCAAGCACTAACTTTTACTTTAGTGCAAACTTTGGTACATCATCAACTTCAGAGCAAGGAACAACGCATTATCGCGGTGGTTTATTTGCAACGGCTGGTGTGACAACTACAACGATACCATCATTAAATACATGGACACCAGTTGCTTTAGCTGGTGATGTTCTTTCAAACGCAAGCGTTGGTTTTAGTAGACCATCAGCAGGAACATTACAGTATATTGGCAGTGATATTGTTGAGTTTACCGTTTTGGGTTCACTTTCATTAAAAAGAACGGCTAATGGTACAACACAGATTGAGGCAACGATTTTTGTTAATGGTGTTCAGATTTTGGTTAATGGAACTATTGCTGTAAACCCATCATCAACACTTGCAAACCAAACAACACAGCAAGTCACAGTAGATTGCCCTATTATTTTAAATCCAAACGATCAAATAAGAATGTATGTTCGTGAAATTAGTGGATTAGGTGACGTAATATGCGATTCAATCCAGTTTACAATTACATAGGTTTAATATGGCAACGATTAAGATAACAGATAAAATGACTGGCAACATTTTTCAATACGAAAATGTTTCTGATTATAATGTTCAATCAAATCCTATGGTATTCATGGTTGAAACTGAAGTTATTATTGATGGTGTTTTAACACCAGTAGCCGTTGAGCGACAATTCTCAAAAACCGATTACACCGCAGAGGTAATACTATAATGAACCGTGAACATAAAACATTTCACTTCAAAGCTACAAATGTTGCTTCTGAACAACGCAACGGTGTAAACATCGGCATCATTGAAGGTTACGCATCAACGTGGGAATTAGACCGTGGCGATGACATGATTATGCAAGGTGCGTTTACTAAAACCATCAGCGAACACATGACTAAAGGCAGACAGATTCGTATGTATGCTGGACACGACAATTCAAAACTGATTGGTGGTTATCCGATTGAGTTCGTGCGTGAGGATGCTAAAGGTTTATTTGTTCGCGGTGAAGTGAACATTGATGTTCAAGATGGTAAAGAAGCCTACTCACTTGCAAAGCAGGGTGTTCTTTCTGATATGAGTATTGGTTTCTCGATACCAGATTACAAGATGAATACCGAAATGAAGATGGTTGGTGACAGGATGGTACGATGTATTAAAGAATTGGCACTTTGGGAAATATCTTTAGTACCAGAACCGATGAACGCTGGTGCAAAGGTAACGGCTGTTAAGTCATTTGATTTGCCGATTGCCCCACGCGATACAGAAATTAATCCAGAAAGCGAACAAACTTATTTAATCGACACCAAAACTCTTTCTATAGGAAATGAGATTAATGGTGTTATGACAATTATTCCAAAAGCAGTATTCGCCTGTGCATCGACCTTGATCGGTGCGCGTGGTGCATTAACGATAGATGAAGATTCTATTCAGGAAGCAAAACATCAAGTGGAATCGCTTTACAAAAAGATGGGTTTACTTTCACCGTTCGAGGGTGATGTGGTAGATATCACTTTAGTAGAGGCTTGCACAAACGCTAAAGAAGTGGAACAATTACTACGTTTTAAAGGATTCTCTCAACTTGCTTCAAAAGCGATTGTTAGAATCTTAAAAAGCACCGAACATCGTGAGGATGAAATAGGTGATAGCGCACACGCGCTAAACGAGAAGTTTGCCGAACTCAATTTATTGGGTAAGGTAGACACACTTAAACTCACGATGAGGTCAAAGCCATGAGTAATGAAGATTTAAGCAAGCAGTTAGAAACTGCTATTAGTGCCGTTAAAACTGCACAAGCTCGTAATGATGAAGTTGACAAGCGCATTATCGGTCAAGATGATGCTGTAGAAAAAGCCCGTACTGTAGCGATGGATGCTATGGAACAGGTACAAAAAATCCACGCTGAAACAAAAGCTGTCGCTGATGCTCAAGCTGAAGAATTAAAAATCCTAAAAGCTAAATTGGTTCGTTCTGTATCGGCTAACGGTACTGATGAATTGATTGAAAACAGCCAATACGCTAAAGAGTTTAATCGTTACCTTCGCAAAGGTATCGCTATTACTTCTGAAGTAGTTGAAGCTGTATGCGATGAAATGGCAAACAAAGCTGTGTTCGGTTTAGAACCAGAAAAGTTAGCTGTGTTCAAAAAGGATTTAGTTGAAGGCTCAAATCCAGATGGCGGTTACTTTGTAATCCCACAACGCTCAAGCCAACGTGTAACTCGCGTATTTGAAACATCGCCTATGCGTATGATTGCAAACGTGGTGAACACGACTAGCGATGCGTTGGAAATGATTATTGATGATGAAGAAGAAGAAGCATTATCAGTAGGTGAAACATCAGCCCGCCCAACTACCGCTACTGGTCAGATTGGTTTGCTGGTTATCCCTGTAAACGAAATCTACGCTAACCCACGCGCTACACAACGCATGATTGACGATGCTGGTTTTAATATCGAAGCATGGTTACAAATGAAAGTTGATAGCCGTATTACTCGTAAAGAAAACACTCAATTCGTTCGCGGTAACTCTGCTGGCGAAGCGCGTGGTTTCTTAACATTACCAAACGCGCCAACGGTTAATACCTATGCTCGCGGTCAAATTGGTACTCGTGTAACGGCTGGTAGCTTAACAATCAGTGGTGACGATATTAAATTGTTACAATCTGATCTTAAAGAAGCATATCAAGGTTCGGCTGTTTGGTTGATGAAACGCGCTACATGGGGCTTTATCACGACTTTAAAAGATGCGGTGAATGGTACTTACCTTTTACCTAACTTCTTTTTAGTAGATCAAGCTAATTTAGCGTTGTTAGGTAAGCGAGTAATTTTCGCTGATGATATGGACACGATGGTAGCTAACGGCTATGCAGTCGCTTATGGTGACTTCGGCATGGGCTACACGATTGTTGACCGTACTGGATTGCGTGTATTGCGCGACCCGTACACCGACAAACCATACATTCACTACTACACAACGAAACGTACTGGTGGCGATGTAACGAGTTACGATTCGTTCAAACGCTTACAAGTTAAAGCGTAATAATTAGTGGGGTGTAAAAGCCCCACTCACTTAAACTTTAAGAGAGGACACAACGATGAGTAATCGTGATTTAGTAAGTGGTTTAAACGGCAAACGTGCATTTGGTGGTGCTATTGCTACCAACACCACAACTGCTGGTACGGCTGTTAGCACTATTGGTTATGACAAGACGATGATGTTTTTAATCGCATCTGCATATACTGATGGTACTTATGTGTTGGGCTTTGATGAGTCTGCTGATGGTACTACGGGCTGGACTGCTGTTCCTGCGTCAAACTTAATCGGTGCGCCAGCATCAATTAGTTCAGCGCAAACATTAGGTACTAGCAACGTAGCAAAACTCGGTTGCTTCGGCACGAAAAGTTTTGTGCGCCCATCAATCGTTTCAACTGGTGTAACAACTGGTGCGACATTGAGTGCGTTAGTCGTTCAAGAAGCTAATATCCAAAAAACAGCGTAATTAAATCGGGGGTTTAATCGCCCCCGCTTTTTTTGAGGTGACTTATGTTAGTAGCAACACGCGATGCGATGTGGGCAACCATACACGCTGAAAATCCAATCGAATTAGTTAAAGGTCAACCGATCAATGTTATCGGCTGGTCAGAAGATTCTATTCAAAAATTACTTGAAGCTGGTTATGCCGAACATGGTAAAACCGAAAAGAATCCTGTTACTGAAGATAAATCCGACAAACCAGTTAAGGAAACAAAGAAAAAAGGTGCTAAATGAATCAGCTTATGCGTTCAACGGGCGCACAACCTTATGTTTACCTTGCTGATGTAGGTGTACCGCCTGTTACCGCTACTGAAGTATTTGCGTGGTTAAATATAACCGACCCTGCAACTATTATTGCTTCATCGCCAGTAATGAACGCTATTATCGCTGGATGCACTTATGAGGCAGAAGTTCTTACAAAGCGTTTATTTTATCCTAAACAGTACAAAACTTTTCGTGATGTGTTCGGTGATTACGGTGATAGCCCTGCTTATGCTGGCTATCCTGCTTACACCGTATCTAATACAAATAACATTCAACCTATTTCGATTAGACGAACCCCGATAGTATCAGTTCAGCAAATTACTTATTACGATACTGATAATGTTTTGCAAACTCTTTTGCCGACTGACTATTACATTACTCAAAAAGATGCGTACCCACTTATTTACCCTACAGTAAATTGGGCTGAAACGATTGTGCGTCAGCAAGCTATCGAGATTATCTTTGTAGCTGGTTACACTACCTTACCACCCAACCTTAAACTCGCTCTGCTTGAGCATTGTGCAAATGCGTACATGAACCGTGGTGATTGTGGCTGTGAATGTAAATCAGCCCCATCGAGCGTACAGGGCGCATACAGGGCGATGATGATTGTGGACATTGTGTAATGAAGTGCATAAAGATTCGCGGTAAGAAACGCCAGCTTTGTGTTGGCGACCTTGATCGTGTAATTTTTATCCTCACGCGAAGCATAATGCCATCTGTTGATATTGATTATAAGATGGAGTTCTCTGACCAAAAATTAGCCTACGCTATGATTACTACAGAAAATGGTGTAACTATTTTTGATGAAGTAAATATAGAGCAAGTCATATCACACTACTTTTACATCAACTACGATGTAACAGTAACATCGCAAAACTGGATACAGTTTCAAGATAAATACTTTAGCATTGTGAAGGTTCAAGATTTCGATGAACGTCACCAATTCATGCTATTATATTGCAAAGAATCAATAATTGATGAAGTTCCACGCATCCCAACACAAGTTGGTTTTGGTGATGGCTTCGGTGAGTTTGGGGGCGGGTAATGACGATTCAAAACGGTACAGTGTGGAACAAATACATCAATGCAAACTATGAGGAAGTTACTGTAGATTCGCAAAGATCAATGCTACGCGCATTTGATTTTCTTACAGGCACTATTAAAGTTCTCGATACTGCATTAACAACACCCCCCATTACTCCTGCTAACGGTGATGCTTATTGTGTTTTAACGGGTGCGGTTGCCCCATGGACAAATAATACATTTCAAGTGTGGCGCACGGGCGTAACGTCTGGAATTACAAATGACCCCGTTGCACCTTTTTGGGAATCATATTCTCTTGCTGAAGGCGTTACGTTCTTTTCAGCAAATGACGTTACTCATTATCAAGTTAATGCAGGATTAACCATAAGCACTTTTGGCGGTGGCAATCCTTTCGATCAAGATTTAAACACAACTGATTCTGTCGAGTTCGTTAACCTTGAATTGTCGGGCGGTGTCATCACTAATCCAACCGCAGATGGTGATATTTTATTGCAGGTTGATGATGCAGGAACGGCAAGATTAAAAACAACATCTCCTTCAGGAAGGATTGCACTGACACTAGAAAATAATGATGCGGTGTTTGCTGGTTTCTTACAGACGTTTATGGCTTATCGCGTCAGTAAGATAACTCTCGCGAGTGCAGGAATTGTTATTGATGGTGATGGTTCAGCACCCGTTACTATTAAGTCATCGGGAGTTGACAAGATCAATGTTCTTGATGCAACAACTACAATTCAGAATGACCTTGCATTGACCACAGGCGTGATGAACGCACCAACGGGATTAGAGATTCAAGCGTATGGTGTGCAGAAGTTTACGGCTGGTTCTGATGACTTAAACTTATGGCGTAAAGCAACATCAGAAGCGGTGCTTGCGTCTAGCAATTCAGGTACAACACTTTACAACTTCAATACTGAAAAAGTATTTGAAGCGGTTGGTGCGAAAACGGCTGTGCTATTTGGCGAGGTTGAAAGATTTATTGCAAATGCCTCAAACTCACAGATGGTGTTCGATGCTTCAAACTATATTTCTACCGATGCAACAGGCACAACGGTTAAAGGAAACTTTTTCAATGAAGTAGGTTCTGATGCGAGAATTATTACTAATAATGTTGGTGTCACTTTATACGGTGGTGCAGGTACTAAACAGATTGAAGTCAATCAATTTGGCGCATACGTCACTGGTGGCATGAATATAGAAAACGGTAATGATGGTAATGTGACTTCAGGTGTTTATACGCCAACCATTACTGGGCTGACAAACTTCACAAGCGGTACTGCTTTTTCTACAACATTTCTGCGTGTGGGCAATTCAATTCATATTGGCGGTAGAATTGACGTAGTTCCAACAGGCGCAGGATTAGTACAGTTTTATATATCGCTACCAGTGAATTGCACAATTTCTGATGGCTCACAAGCAAGTGGTGTGGCTACTAACTTATCAACAGCATACTATCCGTTTACGTTATTGGGTATTAACCAACCAAATGGCGCAATCTTGTTTGAAGGTGCGGTTTTAGGTGGTGGCAATCAAGTATTCTTCTTTAATGCGATCTATAGGGTGGCGATATGATGAGATATATTTTAAGAACAACGGTTGACCCTGTAACTGGATTTAGTCGCACTGTTCAAGTGTTGCAAGAAAAAATTAACGGTGTATGGACTGACGTTCCAACGGTGAGCGAATGAGAGAGTGGGCTTTAAGAACTAAAGTAGGAAAGCGAGCAAATACTTTAGGCACACTTGCAAGCAGAACAAGAAAAGGTGCAAACACTGGTATGCACTTGATGGGTGATTTACTTGTTAAAGAGTTTAAGAAACAAGTAATGGCTAAAAATAAAAAGGGTAAGATTTATCGACTTAAGGGAAGGATACATCGTGCATCAGCACCATCACAAACACCAGCTAACCGAACTGGTCACTATAAAGATATGATCGGATTTTATGTATCAAATCTTAATTTAACTTTTGGTAATAATGCACACTACGCAGAATACCTTGAGGATGGCACAAGAAATATGTACCCACGTTACGGATTGAAAAACACAATCAAAGCGGTTGGTGATGAGAAAATGGTAACAGTACTTGAGAACGCAATTAAAAGGGCGGTGAATTGAAAGCATCAGATATTATACAAGCTCTTTATTATGCCGTATCAAAGGGCGTAAGTTATTTTTCAAATAGCTATTCAATAGTTAATTTTGAAGATATGGGTTCTGGTGTTTATAGAGTAACAACCGATGTACCTAACTTTTTAAAAGTTGGTGACTTCTTAACTATGGGCGGGCTTAAAATACCAACACCCATTGTTACGGCTACTGAAAACGCTGATGATTTATATTTCAGCACATACGATAAAGACCATGATCTAACAAAAACAAAAACAGAAACAAAATCTGTTCAGATATTTGATAACTTTGGTTTTCAATTAACGCTTAATCTTTTAACCGTTCCAAACCGTTATGAGTTTACAACTGATAAAGTAGGGTTTGTTTCATTTCCAGCTAACCCACTTTACATGATGCAAGAATATGACTTTGGATATAATCAACAGCACGTTATCACTTCTATTGTTTCACCGACACAATTTACCATCTATTCAGATACATGGTTATCTGCGCCAGTGTTCGAGCCAAACTACACTGAAGCATTTGTACGCACTCAATATAGAATTGGTGGTGCTATTGATATTGATACGGCTGTAGCTGATTACACAAAACAAAATCGTGATGCAATATGGTTGATTGTTATTTTAGGTGATGCTGAAGCAAATAAAGATAGAAATAATACTAACGATGCTTACATCACTCAAGGTAGGCAGATGGATTATTACTCACAAATTATTAGTAATTTTTCTGTATACGCTTTTATCCCCGAACGTGGAAATGGATTAACCGATACGTCTGGTAGGTCAACACGCGATTTCGTAGAGGAAGTTGTTAGACCGTTTGTATTCGGTGCATTATTAGGTATCGACTTTCCAACATATTTAGCTTGCCCTACGCAATCGGCAACGTCTTTTGCGGGCGATGGATACCATGAATACAATGGTGCTTTCTATATTCACAAGTTCGATTTCCAGCAAATTATGACCATAACTAACGCAGATACCGCGATAAGAGAAACTACTCGCGCTTTCAGAGATTTAGATTTAGAATTGAAAAACCAGTTTAGTGATGTTACAACCTATACTGCATTGGTAAACATTGATGAGGAGCCTTACACGCCATGATGTTAAAGATTTTAAAAGAGTTTGATTCTCATAAAGTTGACGATGCGGTATTAGTCGCTGATGAAGATGGTATTCCAACTGATCTATTCTGGCGCAAAAGACTGCGCGATGGTGATGCTGTAAAATTAACTGTAGAAAAACCCACTAAATCAAAAGTAGAGGATAAATAATCATGGCAACTATCGTCAGAGAACCCAATGTAACAATGACGCTTTCGAGCGCATTACAACAGATTTCAAACACTGAACAACGCGCCCTTATCATTGGGCAAAAAACCCCTGCTGGTACAGCCGTAAGCGGTCAGCTTTACACAAACTTATTGTCAGTCAATGATGTAAGTGATTTAGCTGGTGCTGGTTCAATCGGTGATGCGATGTATCGCAACATTCGCAAAACCAATGGTGTATCACGGGTAGATGCTATTTTCTTAAGTGATGCGGGCGGTGCGGTGAAAGCAACGGGCGTGTTTACCATTACGGGAACACCAACGGCAACGGGTGAATTAACCTTTATTGTCGGCTCTGAATCTGACCATTCTTACATTATCCCAATCGCGCTTGCTGATACACCGACCACTATCGGTGCATTGTTAGCTAGTGCAATCAACGCTGATACAAAAGCCCCTGTAACGGGTGCTAACGTAGCGGGTGTTGTGACGCTTACGGCTAACAATGGTGGTACGTTAGGCAACTTAATCGGTATCGCTGTTGATGGTTCATCGGCTGGTGTCACCGTTGCTTTAACAGCGTTTAGTGCTGGTGCTACTGACCCCGTTTTAACAACGGTGTTTGACCCCATCGAAAACTTACGCTACCAAACAATCGCATGGGCTTACGGCTCAAACACAGCAACGATTGGTAACTTTTTAGGCGCACGTTGGAATGTTGCCAACAACATTTTAGATGGTGTTGGTGTAATGACAATTAACTCAACATACGGCAACGCGCTTTCAACGCTTAACGCTTTAAACAATCAATCGTTAGCAATCTTTGTTGATGAACCAGTTAATGAAACCGCATACAAAGCCCCTTCAGTATTTGAAATGGCGTGGTGTGCAACGGCTCAAATCTCTGGTATCAAAGCATTGAAGCTAACCACAGGCGCAAGCACAACTGGTTTGGTTATCGCTGGTACGGGTTCAAATGATCGCTTTGGTGGTATGCACATGGCTTCATTCCCTTACTTCAATATGCCTACAAGTATGTCACCGCGCACAAGTGGTACAACATCGCGTGGTTTTACCCAACAAGAACAAGATGGAATTAAAAATGCTGGTGGTGCTATCTACGGTAATAACACAAGCGGTTCATTAGTTATTTTGGGTGAAGTTGCTACAACGTACAAAACCGATAATGCGAGCAACACCGATGTTACCTTTAAGTATTTAGAATACGTTGATACTTCAAGCGTGTGTCGTGAGTTCTTTTCAAACAACGCCCGTGCGCGTTTCGGTCAAACCCGTTTGACTCGCGGTGGTGTTAATCCGAATACATCAATGGTTAATACTGCAACGATTGAAGCGTATTTCTGTCAGCTTTATCAAGAGTTAGCTAATATGTCATTAACTCAAGATGGTGATGAGTTCATGTCATTCTTTAGAGAAAACCTTAACGTGACGATTGATATGAGCGCGGGACTTGTTACTGCTAAATTAACATTACCGATTGTTACACAACTTCGTCAGTTATTAGCTGATATTGAAATTACCTTTAACGTATAGGAGCATTGAGAAATGTCGATTCAAATATCTGACCCTAGCATCATTATTAACAATGAAGCTATTAATGTTGTGCCGAACTCGGTCACTTATGACGATGGTTTAGGTGAACAAACGGTTATGGTGCAAAGTGCTGGTAACGGCAAAACATCAACCGTTTATTCAAACAACGTGGAAACAAATGTTGGTGCTGTTAAGTTCTCAATGCGCTCAACGGTGCAGAACGCTAACTTTGCCCGTGCGTTGAAATCTAACCTAAACAGAAACGTAATTGTTGTTTCTGGTATCACTCCAGATGGTAAGAGTTTAACTCGCACCATGACCGAATCAGCTTATACAAATAAGCTGGAAACCCCATTGAGTCAAGATGGCGTAATCGCTATTGAAATGATGGGAAATAAAATGACGTTGTAATAACAAAATGAGGAAGCAAACATGAAGTCAGAAATAGATTTTAAGCTAAACGTGCCGTTTGAATATGCAGTAAACGGTGGAGTGGAAACAGCCAGCTTGTTAGTTTTAAAAGCACCATCGAACAAGCAACGATTCCAACGCGCTAAATTAAAAGAGTTCTTTTATGTAGCGTTTGGTGAATCAAGAGAAGAAAGTTCAGATGCTAAAGAAACTACTGAACCGAAAGATGCCGTTCAAGCAGAACCCCCAACTGAAGAAGCCTTTGCTGAATATGTTGTTCAAACATTATACACAAGCAGTAAGGTAAAAATGGTTGAGGTTATTGATGAGTTTAAGCAATTACTTTTAAGCGAAGGGATATGCAAAGTAGAGGGTAGTGTTAATTTAACACAAGCACTTTACGATAAGATGGATGCCGAAGATTCTGATAGATTATTGGGGGCATACATCGGGGCTTTTATTCTTGCTTCGTTCTACGCGAAGATTACTGCGAGATAGAGCGAAGCATTTTAAACGCTGTTATTTATTATCAAGGTGGCATATCGTTTGAGTACATGAGCAATATGCCCCTTCCCGACTTGTTTAGGATTTTCGATCATGCTAATGACGTTGAGCGAGTGAGGAAAAATAACAAATGAGTTTCGTCACCCAATACACCATTGTCGCTAAAGACGATTTCACCGCTACCGCAACAAAAATATCAAAAAGTTTTGACGCAATAAACGCCCGCGCAAAATTATTCCATTCTCAAATGGGTAAGATTAATGCGTCAATGATGGGTTATAAAAAACATTTTTCTTTTGTAACAACTGAAATTAAAGCCATGAATAGTGCGCTTGCTCAAACCAATGCACAAATGACTGCACTTAATCGTAGGAAATTAACTAATCCTATGGGTGGTATCGGTGGTGCTGGTGGTGGCGGTACGCGCAAAAATGGTAACTTCGGGCGTGGTAGTTCTTTAGCTAATGGTGGAGCGTTTGCTAGTGGTATTCCCATGTTGGGCAGACAATTCATTGGGGGTTATTTAGCATATCAAGGGGTGAAAGAAACTTTATCTACTGGTATGGATTTTGAAACTGAAGGTCAAAAGTTTTCTGCATTGACAGGAATAATTGGTGATGATTTAGATAAGGTTAAAGAAAAGGCAGTAGCAACTTCTATAGCTTTAGGTCTACCAGTAGAACAGGCGATGGGAGCGTATACGCAAATTGGTAACGCTATGCCAGAACTTGAAGGCGATATTAATAAGATTCAAGCAATTACCGATCAAGCATTAAAATTATCACGCGCAAGCGGTAGCGGTGATGTCGAACTTGAAGCACTTTCTTTAGGTAGATTTATGCACGGCTTTAATGCTAAAGCATCTGAAGCTGGTGCATTTGCACAAATGCTTTCTGCATCATCTAAATACGGTTCTTCAGAAATTAAAGATACTGGTGAAGCATTAAAGCGTGTCGCTCCTGTTGGCGGTGTTTTAGGTTATACGCCACAACAAGCATTATCCATGATTGAAGTTGGCGCACCGATGCGTAAGGGCGGTACGGGCGGTAGGCAAATCGCTGGTATTATGAGTACGATTGCTAAAATGAACATTGATGTTCGTAAAACTGGTCTAACAGGCGCATTTGATGTTGTCGCTAAAATAGTTGGTAAAGGTAAAACAGCGATGGAGCAACATGGTATCGCTGTAAAACTTTTTGGAAAGGATTTTGCTCCACTTGCTGAATACTTTTTAGCAAATAGGAAAGAGTTAGATAGATTGATTCCAAAGATGGATGATAAGTTGGCTCTTGACCAGCAAGTGCAAACACAAATGGAATCATCACAAGCAAAACTTGATGTTACAAAAGCGAAGTTTGAAAAACTAGGATTAGTTCTTTTTGATAAAGTTCAACCAGCATTAGATAATTTCATTGATGGTTTAGGAATTATGGCTGATATATTATCTATGACTAATTTATTCCCAGACAAAACTAAAGAAGAACTTGTAGATCAAGCATATATTCGCAACCAATTAGAAGTTGGTAAATCTGTTCCACGAAATAGTTTCGGTATTGCACAATTAACTAGTGACGAAATGAATGGTGTTGCAAAAAGATTAACCGAAAAAGAGTTCGGTCTTAAAATTACGGTGGTTGATGGTCATGTTACTTCTGTTGAACCAGAGAAAACAAATAAAGGTAAAAACTTAACGGTGACGCAATAATGGCATTATTAGATTTACTCAATGAAGGCAGTTTTCGCGGTGCAAAGTTTTTAGTTAAGTCAGCTACAACTACTGGTGGGCGTAAACAAGTTCAACATGATTATCCAAACAGCGCAAAGCAAGCGGTTGAAGATTTAGGATTTAAACCACGCTCATTTCAAATTGAAGCAATCATATCTGATGCTAACGCACACGACCCGCGCTCATATTTTCAGAAGCGTGATGATTTATTAAAGGCATTAGAAACTAAAGGCAACGGCACACTATCGCATCCATGGTTTAGTTCATCTTTTGAAGTAACTGCACGACCATACACGCTTAATGAAACAATGACCGAGTTGGGCGTTGGTAGTATTTCGATGCAGTTCGATTACAACGATATTGAAACAAACCCACAACCTATTGCTACATCGCTTTCTGGTATTGCTAAAAAGGTTTCTGGTTTAGTTGATTCGGTTAAAGCATCATTTACTAATGCGTTTAATGCAGTAAGCCCATTTACATTTGAGCAAGCTACTAATGCGATGAATGAGTTTACTTCATTTACTCAAACAGTAACTACAACATTTGCGCGTGTGATTTCAGAAACCAGCCCGTTCACACAACTACTTAATACTTTTAGAGAAGATATTACCAGCTTAATATCTGTACCAGAAAACTTATCAAACTCATTCTTTGAGATTATTAACGGTGTGCAAGGATTATTTGATTCACCAGACCAACTGCTTGATGTGTATTCAAAGTATTTTAACTTCGGTGATAACTTCCTTGAGTATGATGAAACAACGCCACAACGGGTTCAAATCAATACCAACAATAGATTGATTCGCAACTCTGTACAAACATCGTTCCTTGCTTTCTCTTATTCGATAGCCAGTGAGAAAGAATACACTACAACCATTGAAGTCGATCAAGTTCAAGAATTACTTGAGAACCAATACCAGAAGTTGCGTGGTTATGACTTACCGCCATCAGATTTAAAACTGCTTGATAACTTGCGAGTTGAGGCTGTTAATTTCTTGCAAACAGAACGATTAAAGGCTTCTGATGTTGTGCGCGTTGATAGCCCGCTATCTGGTTTCCCAATGGCTGTAATTGCGTATGCGTTTTATGCAGAAGAAGATAACGATACTTTTAATGCAACGCTCGATACGCTGATTGATCTTAACCGACCAAAGAGCAACGATGTAAGCATTATTGCTGGTGAAATATCGGTACTGACTAATGCCTAAAAAAGACCCCCCATTAGGCATAAGAATGGAAGTCAACGGCATACCGTATGACCAATTCATATCGTTTACTGTCAATAGAAACATTGAAGATTTTAGTGGTTCATTTGATTGCGTGACTAGCAATACACAATATAAAACTTATCCGATTAAAGTTGGTTCACAAATTAAAATCATTATCAATAATGAACCTATCATTACTGGATATGTTGATTCAATTTCACCAAAGATAAGCGCATCATCACATGACGTTTCAATTCGTGGTCGTGATGTAACGTGCGATATTATTGATTCAACACTATCGGCTGGTGATGTAGAGTTACCAACACCAACAACTATCACTGACATTATCAATAAAACACAAAGTTCTTTTGGTTTAGCTTTTACAGTTGTTGATAAGGTTGGCACTAAACCATACGCTACTGATGATTTAATCGCGTGTAAGGCTGGTGAAACAGGCTTTGATTTTATTGATAAGAACGCTCGTAAACGTCAGGTATTTGTAAGCACAAATGGGCGTGGTGAAATTGTAGTAACAAGGGCAGAACCTATTGATACTGGCATTAAATTATTGAACGTAGTTGATGGTGCTGATAACAATATAATTGAGTCAAATGCTGTAGTTGATAATTCTAAAAGATACGGTAAATATATCGCATTATCACAAAGCAATTTAGAAACACTTAACTTAACACCAGAGGCAGATTTAGGTGAAGCAACTTATATTAGCTCTGGTGCAATAATTGATGAGGAAATACGCTCAAGCAGGATTTATAACTTTATAGCAGAAAATCCTTCTGATGGTGGAAGCACAGTAGAACGCGCACAATGGGAAGCTAACATTCGCAAAGCGAGAAGCCTAAACTACACCGCTACGATTCAAGGTATTGCAAATCCATCCACAGGAAAGCCGTATGAATTAAACGGATTAGTTTATGTTCGTGATGATGAATTAGGGTTTGATACGTTTTTACTCGTTAAAGAAATAACACATAACTATAGTGTTGATAACGGTGAAACAACGCAGTTTGGTTTAACTTATAAAAATGCGTACACACTTGAAATTAATGAACCGAAAAAAGACAAGAAATCATCTAAAATAGCAAACCAATATCAATCTTTAATTGATGATGTTTTAAAAGAGCAGGAAGCAAATAATGTACAGTAATCAAGTAAAGCTATCACAGCTTAAGCTAAATACAGACGATCAAGAGCAATTTCCATCGGCTCAAGTATCGTATATGGGTAAAGTATGTAACGTCACGCTTGTACAGCCTTACGGTTTGATTGGTCGTGCGCCTGTTAATAATTCGCTTGTTACTTTATTTAATCAGCAAGGGCACGAGTCAGCGCGGTTAGGTATTGCAAGTTGCCCGCAGTTACGCAAGAAAGGTTTGGTTGATGGTGAAGTTGGATTGCAGAATGTTTTAACGGGCGGTTTCCTATTGATGGATTCTAAAGGAACAATGACTATTGTTATTCCAAAAGACTTAATCGAAACCGTAAAGAACATAACTATCACAGGCGAGGATGCAAACCTTACACTAAACAATATCACGGTAACGGGGAAAGACTTAAACGCATCGCTTCAAAACGTGACAATCAATGCCACAAAAATTACACTGAACGCTGAAGTTGTTATCAATGGAAAAACTACCATCGCTGGTAATGTTGCAACTACTGGTACGCTTACTAATAACACTGTTGATGTTGGTTCGCCTCATAGGCATAGCGGTGTTACAACTGGCGGTGGAACAACTGGAGTACCTGTATAATGGCATTTCAAGATGTAGAATTATTACACACAGACTATTACGATCTTGTAATCGGTGATGATGGTGATTTTGTAAAGCTGGATTCATTTGATACTGCACTTCAAATTAGTTTGATCGGTAGCGATAGACGCGCATCAGCAACTGAAGAACCAATACCGCAAAAACGTAGAGGTTGGATTGGTAATCAATATCAGCCAGTGGAGTACGGCTCAAAACTTTGGTTGCTGTATCAAGCACGGCTAACAAATGAAACAGTCAACCGTGCGCGTACCTATTGTCAGCAAGCACTTCAATGGTTGGTTGATTTTGGGTTCGCTCAATCTATTCTAGTGGACACAGCGCGTGACTTAAATCGCAACACATTAACTGCTACAATCAAGATTCAGCCGTTTGAGGGCGTGACGCAAACCAGAGTATTTGTGCTTTGGGATAACACACCAGCTAACGCATCAATAATTAAGCAACAAATGGCGTAGGGATAATACAATGCTGACAATACCAAACAACCCCGAACAGCTTGAGAATCAATCGTTAGCTGATTTACAGCGTTATTTACCTACTACGGCTAATCCTTTCTTGCCCGAAAGCTGGATGGGCGCACAAGCGATTGCAAACGCTCGTAGGGTGTTTGACTTTTACAAGCAACTTGAGATTTTAGCGTTAGAAGCAATCCCCATTACGGCTCAAGAGTTTCTTGAAATGTGGGCATCCTATTGGGGAATCTCGCGCAATCCAGCTACTTTAGCAAATGGTAACGTAGTAGCAACGGGTACGGCTGGTTCAGTCATTCCAGTAGCAACGGTGCTTACCGTTAGTGGTTTAAACTATACAACGGCATCCGAGGCTCAAATACAAACATCGGCTGTCGGTTGCACAATTACATCGGTTGGGTTAGTTGCCACAGTAACACTTGCTACTGCATCATCAATGTTCGATGGTCAAACATATACAATTTCTGGTGCTGGTCAATCGGCATACAACGGCACATTCACAATCACTGTTTTAAATACAACTCAATTTACTTACGCATTACCTGTTACAGCAACATCGCCAGCAACGGGCGTGATTTCTGCTACCAGCACAAAAGCTGTTTTAGCAGTTCAATCGGTTGGTTTCGGTCAAGATCAAAACCAGCAACCAAACACAAAATTAAACTTTGCCACACTTATCGCTGGTGTTAATACATCGGCTTATGTCGATCAAGGTGCTATTGGTGGCGGTACGGATATTGAAGATAACCCTAGTTTAAGAAGTCGTTTGCTTGATAGGGTGCAAAATCCGATTGCTCACTTCAACGTAGCTGAAATTACATATCGCGCTAAAACAGTATCGGGTGTAACAGATGTTTATGTTTATGAAGTAACACCATCATTGGGTCAGGTTACAATTTATTTTATTCGCGGTAACGATTCTAACCCTATCCCCGATGGCTCTGAAGTAATTGCAGTAAAGAACGCAATCTTACAAATTAAACCAGCTAATACGGCTGATGCTGATGTAATTGTGTTAGCACCTACAGCCGTTCCAATGAATGTTATTTTTTCTTCATTGATACCAAATACAGCGTCAATGCAATCGGCAATCACCGCTAACATTAAAGCGATGTTGCTCGATCAAGGAATCGTAGGTGTGCCGATAACACTCAACCAATTAATTGCTACAATTCAAGATAGTATTGATACAAGTAATGGCAATAAGGTTGTTAGCTTCACACTTACGACCCCCGTTGGTAATACGGGCGGTGGAACTGGTCAATATGTGACCTTTGGTTCGGTACAATATCCATGAGTGATTTATTCGATTGTGAATATAATCAAGCACAAGTTATTGCAAATTATTTGCCGAATGGTGAATTGTTTGAAGCGAAGAACATTCAAGGCTCAATCTATCGTTTGTTTTTACAAGGATTGGGGCAGACCAATCAGTCAGTCGCTTCATTCATTTGTTTATTCGCTGATGAGATTGATATTAATACAACCGAATTATTTTTAAAAGGTTGGGAAGAAACATTAGGAATACCCGACTCATGCTTTAGTGGAACAGGCACTTTGCAAGAAAGACGCAGGGATGTATTAGTTAAACTTGCATCGTTAGGTGTTCAAACGGCTGAAGATTTTGAAGCGGTTGCTTTAATCTTTGGGTTCGTTGTTAATGTTTATAGTCAGGCTGAAGTTGTACCAAACAATCAAGATGCAAAGTATACCATTGTGGTTCAATACTTTTTAGCAACTGCAAACGTATTTACACTTTACTTCCCGATCTATTTTGGCGACCCACAAATTAACATTTTGGTTTGTTTATTTAATAAATTAAAACCAGCTAATTGCCGAATTATTTACACAAATGGTGTGGTTGGCAGAGCATTTAGTTCTGGTTTCAGTTCTGGCTTTAGTTAAGAGGATAAAATAATGCAAGATTTAAACAACAAAGTAACTGGTGATAGTTTAACGGCATCAGAATGGGATGAAGTTCCTAGTGAGATTCAGAACGTAATCGAAACGGCTGGTATTGTTTTGTCTGGTGGTGACTTATCACAGCAAGCAAAAGGCGTTGCGGTATATGTCGCTGGTGCTGACTTCTACACCGCTACTGGTTCAAACGCAATCACCCTTGCACCAATCGGGCTTAAGAAAACACCACCAACATTATTCGTTGGTATGAGAGCGCGTTTTGTCGCTGTTTCAAACTCAACGGGTAACGTGACAATAAACGTAGCAAGCACGGGCGTTAAATCAGTTCTACTTGAAACTGGCGCACAACTTCCTTCTGGTAGTTTTGTAACTGGCTTTGAATATGAAGTTTATTACGATGGTACTCAATTCAAAGTTAAGCAACAATTATTGGGCGGTGCAATTACAAATACGTCTACTGTTTCAAATGGTTTTATATCTGGTTATTCATTATCGAACAACGTAGCAACACCAGCATCAGTAATTGATATTGCTGTAGGCACTACAAAAAGTGCTGACAATACTTTAGATATGACTCTAGCTACTGCTTTAGGAAAAAGTATCGCTTTACCGTGGGCTGATGGTGGCACTGTCGGTGCGCCAACGGGCGGTATGGCAAATACTGTTACGCTTACAAACAACACATGGTATCGCGTGATGGGTTTAGTAAAACCTAGTGGAACAGTAAACGTGGGTTTTACATCAGTAGCTGATGCGTCTGGTGCAGTTTTATTAGCCACTCCTGCCGTTGTTTCTGCTGGATACACAAAAGTTCGTAGAATTGGTTGGGTTTATTATGGTACAGCTACAATTTTACAATTCACTCAAGTTGGAAGTATTTTTACATTAAACGCTGGTCAAGAGTTTTCAACTGCAACACCCAATACAACTAAACAAACATTAACAGCGTTAGCACCACCTACAACCCTATCTGGTGCTGGAATACTTGCTGGTAAAATTATGGCAACAATATCAGCAAGGCTAACACCCGTAACTGGTGCTAGTGTTGCATACGGGAATATATATGACCAGACTACAACTGCTGATTTAGTTCCAACATCGACAAACTGTAATGTAAATACTCGCGGTGGTGGCGGTGATAATGATTCGCAAATATGGAATGGTAATGTTGGAGTAACAACATCAAGCCAGTTTGCTATGAGATTTACAACTACACTCAATTCAGCATCGTGGGTTTCTACAGGTTGGATTGATAATCGCGGTATGTAATTTTGACTACTTGTGAAAGATTGCTGTCGTGATTGCTTCCCACTTTAGCTTTTAATTGCAAGTAGTCACCCAATAGGAGCAAATATGAAAGAATTAGTTTGGGTAGTGGTGTTTTTTTTAATTCTATTTGTCATTGGTTTGCTTGCTGGTTGCTATTCGTCAACCGAACG